CGTGGCCGCTCATGCAGCCACCCTCGGCCACGGCGAGAAGGCAGGCTACCTGAAAAGCCAGGCGGCCGAGCTGGGCATCAGCGTGGCCACGCTGTACCGCAAACTGGAAGCGGTCAGTGTGAAGCCCTGCCGCAAACGGCGCAGCGATTCCGGCCGCTCGGAATTAAGCCTGCACGAGGCGCAGCTGATTTCAGCCGTGCTGATGGAGGCGATGCGGCGAAACGGCAAACGGCTGATGTCGGTAGCCCGCGCGGTGGAGATGCTGCGCGCCAACGGCAAAATCGATGCCGCCCGCGTGGATGAGGAAACGGGCGAGATGCTGCCCTTGTCCGAGAGCACGGTTACCCGCGCCCTGCGCGAATACAAGCTGCATCCCGACCAACTGCTGCAGCCCGCGCCGGTGAACCGCATGAAATCGGAGCACCCGAACCACTGCTGGCAAATCGACCCCAGCCTGTGCGTGCTCTACTACCTGCCGCGCAGCGGCGAGGACAGCGGCCTGCGGGTAATGAAGCAGGAAGAGTTCTACAAAAACAAACCGAAAAACGTGGTCAAAATCGAAAACGACCGTGTGTGGCGCTACACCGGCACCGACCATGCCAGCGGCACCATTCTCGCCCGCTACTACTTCGGCGGCGAGACCAGCGCCAATCTGTGCGACTTCTTTATCTTCATGATGCAGGAGAAACAGGATGTCTTGAAAGACCCGTTCCGCGGCGTGCCGCGCATGGTGATGCTCGACCCGGGCAGTGCGAATACCTCGGCAGCGTTTAAAAACCTGTGCAAGTCGCTGGATGTGCATGTGCAGATCAACAAGCCGGGCAACCCGCGCGCCAAAGGACAGGTGGAAAAAGGCAACGACATTGTGGAAACGGCGTTTGAAAGCAGCCTGCGCTTTACCGAGGTGCACGACATCGGGCAGCTGAACCGCCTGGCCGAACGCTGGATGCGTTACTACAACGGCACGCAGATTCACAGCCGGCACGGCCTGACCCGCTATCAGGCATGGAACAAAATCAAGGCCGAGCAGCTGATTCTGCCGCCGCCTGCCGACTACTGCCGCGAGCTGGCCGTTTCCGCACCGAAAGAAGCCAAGGTGTCGCCCGATCTGGAAATCCGCTTCGGCGGCCGGGTGTACAGCGTGAAAGACATCAAGGGCGTGCTGGTGGGACAGAAACTGCTGGTGGCCAAGAACCCGTGGGAGCCGACCGGCGCACGTATCGCCACTTACGACAGCGAAGGCAACGAAATCTGGCAGGCGGTGCCGGAGGTGGTGTTCGACGAGATGGGCTTCAGAACGGATGCTGCCGTCATCGGTGCGGAATACAAAGGGCAGGCCGACACCACCGCCCAAAGCCACGCCAAGGAACTGGACAAGCTGGCGATGCAGGCCGACACGCTGGAAGCGGCAGCCGCCAAACGCAAAGGCAAGGCGGTGCCCTTTGGCGGCGAAATCGACCCGTTCAAACATCAGGAAGACACGCTGGCCGCCGCCAACACCCTGTATATGCCCAAGCAAGGGCAACAGATGGCCTACAACACGATGGAAGTGCGCGAGCAGGTGTTAAGCAAGGTTGAGCTGGCCAAGCTGCTCAAACCGCGTATCGAAGCGGCCGGCGGCAACTGGGGCGAGGCAGTGAAAACCCTGCAACGGCTGTATCCGGACGGGGTGGCCGCCAGCCAGATCGAAGAAGTATTCGGCCGCCTGAAAACCGCAGGCAGCCTGCGGATTGTGAAAGGGGCATGAGATGAAGGAAGCATTCAGAAAAATCGGCAAATCGTACGCCGTGGCCGCCGCCGAAATCGGCTGCAGCAAGCCCAGGTTGGTGGCGGTAATCAACCACGGCGAATGGCCGAAAAAAGGCGCAGCCGGGCTGCGCGAGAGTTTGAAGCAGTATTTTGAAACGAATGGTGCGGACATCCCAGCGAGCCTGAGAAACGAGCCGGAAACCGCACCTGCCCACCCTAATGAAAGCGAGGACGACGATATGTTACTACGAAAAGCCACTTTGACCCAAGCTACCCGCCGTTATTTCGGCCTGGTACGCGACCCGTTCAACGATGAAATCAGGTCGGCAGAGGATGTGTATATGACCCCTGATGTGCGCTATGTGCGCGAGGCAATGTTTCAGACGGCCTGCCACGGCGGCTTTGTGGCGGTGGTCGGCGAAAGCGGCGCGGGCAAGTCCACCCTACGCGAAGACCTGCAAGACCGCATCAACCGTGATGGCAGGCAGGTGATTACTATAGAGCCGTATGTGCTGGCGATGGAAGACAACGATGTGAAGGGCAAAACCCTGAAAGCCGCGCATATTGCCGCCGCCATCTTGGAGGCAGTATCACCCGGCACCCGCCCCTACCGCGATTCGGAAGCACGCTTTAGGCAAATCCACCGCGCCCTGCAGGAGAGCGCGAAGGCGGGCAACAAACATGTACTGATTATCGAAGAGGCACACGGCCTGCCGATTCCCACCCTGAAGCACCTGAAACGCTTTTTTGAATTGAAAAACGGTTTTGACCGCCTGCTCGGCATCGTACTGGTCGGCCAGACCGAACTAGCGCAGAAGCTCAGCGAAAACAACCCGGCGGTGCGCGAAGTGGTGCAGCGCTGCGAGGTGGTGACGCTCTTGCCGCTGACCGACGGACGGCTGGCAGGCTACCTGAAACACAAAATCGAACGCGCCGGCG